GCTTTATAACGCAATACAGGAAGAAATAGAATTGCGTTATGATTTGTCAAATGAATACAAGTTAGACTTGCGGTCGAAATCAGATGCGCAAATTGCAGAAGCCGTAATTGCAAGCGAGATATACAAGGCCACAGGCGAAAAGCCTGAACGCCCTGAAATACGTCCCGGACATACGTTCCAGTTTAGAATGCCGGAGTTTCTGCGGTTTGAGACGCCGATGATGCGGCAAACGCAAAAAATAATTCGGGACTTGAAATTTACGGTAGAGGAAAACGGCACGGTTGACTTTCCTAAGAAACTTAAAAACCTAAAAATCCCCATAGGTAGTTCCGTCTATCGCATGGGAAAAGGCGGCCTCCACAGTACAGAAAAAAAGGCTTTTCACAGGGAAGATGATGAATACATAATACGGGATAAGGACGTTACTTCGTTCTATCCCATGATAATTCTTAATCAGGGTTTGTATCCAAAGCATCTTGGTAAAACATTCCTTAAAATATTCCGCAAGATAGTAAACCGCCGCATTGACGCCAAGCACAAAGGCATGAAAAAGATTGCCAGCATTTTGAAAATCGTCATTAACGGTACTTACGGAAAACTAGGAAGTCCTTACAGTATTATCTATTCACCAGAACTTATGATACAGGTAACGCTCACAGGTCAGTTGTCTTTGCTTATGCTGGCCGAACGCTTGGAGCTGGCGGGTATATCTGTGATTAGCGGGAATACAGACGGCATTGTTATCAAATGCAAGCGCACAATGGAAGCGCAAATGGAGGCCATTATCAAGCAATGGGAACAGGATACGCAATTCGAGATGGAAGAGACAAAATACTTTGCCTTGTTATCCCGCGACGTAAACAATTATATTGCCATTAAAGAAGCAGACGAGAATGGAAACTTTGAGACCAAGTCGAAAGGCGCTTATGCGGACTTCACATTGCAAATAAATCCCACATCACAAATCTGTGTTACTGCGGTCAAGGAATACTTAACCAAAGGCACCAATATAGAGCGCACTATTCGAGGTTGTGAAGACATCAGGCAATTTGTTACAGTGCGCAAGGTTAAAGGTGGGGCGGTTAAAATGTGGTCGCGGGCAATACCATTACACAGCGATAAACCCGATTTACTGCGCAAAATGGGCTTTGAAAAGCAAGCGGGTGTGTACTGGAAACACCCAGAATGGAACGAAGGCACTGTGGCCGCCACAGACACTGCCTATGAGTTGGCCGTAAAGATGTGCCCCATGCCAGAACCTACCTATTTAGGGTCATCGATTAGATGGTATTACGCAAGGCAGGAAACAGGGAATATTGTTTACGCGCAATCAGGCAACAGTGTTCCGAAGTCTTTGGGTGCCAAACCACTGATGGATTTACCTGATACCATTCCTTCTGATGTTGACTATGATTGGTACATACAGGAGGCACAAAACATACTAGCAGACATTAACTTTTCGTAATGTTACAAGGCTTGCGCATCATAGGGATACCTGTATAATGCACCACATGGAAAGCGGAAAAGCCGCTAACCAAAGCAAAACACCATAAACAAACAGGAGCTAACTATGGCAACTAAAACCCTAAAAGACGTAAAAGTGGAATTCGAAAGTGTAGAACTGGGATGCCTTATCAGGGGTCGGTTAAATGCAGTTCTAACTGGCGATACTAAAAACCCCTCTCCAGATGGTTACGTTGAAATGGAACTGAATAAAGATTCTTTCTCAACACACATCGATGAATGCTACGGGGACTGGAACGAAGACAGAGAAGACTATGAAACTGAATATTCTTCGTTAGAAATACCCACAGAATTCTCAGTGGCCTTTGCAGAATATTGCGAAGACATGATATATGAATTCGCCGCCGACCAAGACTGGGATGGAAACGATGAGTGACAAAAAATATCCAATAGAGCAGGTTATTCCCTGCTCTATCCACGGCAACAAAGACAGGGTAATAGTTCGGGATTACCATGATTACTTAGAAGTGGTTATTCCCACAAAGAGAAAAGGTGTTTACGAAGATTTCTGTTACAAGGTAAGCACACCACTCCGCGCCCGCATGATACGAGTAATGTGCGAGAAGGAGGCTGTCCGCCTTTATCGAGAACATGATACCTGTTCAATTACCATCCAGGAAGTGTGCGTAAGTAACTGGGTCGAACATGACCCAGACCTGTGGCTCTACAAAGTAGGGAGCAAAGTGTTATGAAGTATGTAATCACAGGGTTCTTGTTGGCGTCCTTTGCATGGGCATCAAACGAAGATTACAAAGACGCAAAAATTTCTGAACAGCAATATTGTGAAGGTGTGCAAACCAAAGCACACCACGATTACAAATCCATCTACAAAGAGGTATGTCATGGAAAACAAAACTAAAATCCTTCTCGTGGTTGCGCTTGCCAGTTTCTTCACAGGTGGCGTCTTGATAGGCTATGCGTGGGGTCACAGCACCGTTACAGTAAACATTGGCAACGGAAGCACTACCTTCAATCGAGGAGAACTTATCAAACAACAAGAAGAAATAATACGAAAGAGCGAAGAGCGGGAAACCGCAATTCAAAAAGAATATGATGACCTAATGGCAAAGCTGGAAGCAGATAGCCGCGCTAAACAACAAGAATTGGATAAGGAGGCAGAGGAACTGCGCAAAAGACGAAACGACAATTTCCAACAGCTAGGAAAGCAGTTGATGCAATAAACAGAAAGCCCGCGCAAGCGGGCTTTATTTATGCAACCGTAGCAATTTGGAACCACTGGTTACTTGAAGAAGTATCGTAACAAATAAAGATTTTATTTGTTTTCGTAAACACTGCCCCTTTGCAAGAGTAATATGCCGACGGTAATTCCACGCCCTTCACTTCTGTCGGTAACACAATATATTCACTGAAAAATTCACCTGACTCGAAACGCCATCTGCTTCCGTTGTATCGATAGGTAGTGCCAACAATTCTAATACGCCAGTCTATCTTAGGTTGAAGCAACTGAAACGCTTGCTTACTATCAGACCACATAGCCAACCAGCCGCCCTTACCAGCCCAGTCCCCATTCAAGAAAACCTTGAAAGGTGGGATAATAAAAGTGATGCCAGCTTTCTTGAGATTTGCGCCAACCTCAGAACTATTTTTGGCCGTTACAAGTTTAACATCAAATATTGGCGTCATGTTATCGTATTTTTCGAGGAAGCCTAACATTTCATTATACCATTCCTCACCCTTTGCATTACCAATCCAATTACCATTTTCTGAATATTTAGCAGGCATCTTAGTCTCCAAAAGTTGCGCCAAAGTTTACACCAAAGCCGTTCCGCTTCGGTTTAATTTTTACTGTGTGCTGATATGACGTATAGCTAGGCATACCCGCCCGAATACTACCAACACTAATCCATAAAAAGCCGCCATACTTCTCAGCTTCTTTTTGCACGTTAGCAAAGTCAGGCAGTGTCCAAGTACGGGTGGCTGAATCGACCTGTATATCAACTACTTTTCCCTTACTACCATCCTGCCCGTAATAAATCTTAATGGCAATCTTCGTTTCAGGTTCTATTTCATTAGGGGCGTTTTTCCAATCATACAAAGTCTTAAATCCTGAGTCTGACAAGCGGTTCCTATTGCTCCAGGTAATCACAAGTTTATCCTGTATCTGTTCCGGGAACCATTCGCCGTTGAATTGCAGATAGGCAGGCGGCAGAGGTTTATATTGTCGAGCATTTACATCTGTCTGTATTTCAGGCGCATTATTGAAGTTCAGCACCGCCTGAGTATTACGCGGGCAGAGACGAACGTAAGTATGTTCCCAGCCAAAGTAAGACCTGAAATCGTCTATCTCATGGCCTTCACAGAACATGATAAGTTCACCTTCCGCGTGAGTAGTTGGCACCGTATCAAGGCAACCACGTCCTACTGTTATTTCAGAAGCCGTCACGCTATCTATGCGCACAATTTCTTTCCCTAAGTATGCAAATGAACCGCTTTTAACAGCGCGCACAGCCCCTTGCGGGTTGCGGTAAGGGATAGATATTTGCTGCTTATCGATAGCGCCGCTGGTAAGCGCCCACGGCGTAAAACCACCGCCCGCCGCCACTTGCCAGCCGTCGTTTCTGCCCCATGTGTACATTTCACAGTTCTGCAATAGGTAATCTTCGGCACCCGCATATGCTCTAATGGTCGAGAAGTCATATTTTATTTTTGCTATCTCGCTAGCGTCTTCCAAATGTTGCGCCAGTTCCCACAAGGTGAATTCTGTGACCAAACTTTGTCTGAGAGGTTTCGGCGGGATAACAGGGTCTGTCCATTGCGGTTTTTGCGGTTTGACATAAGTGGTGTCAGGAAGACCGAAAATATCCTCAATCGCATCAATGGTAATGGCACCGTTCTCTAAGGTGCCGTAATTTATTTGCATCACCCTGAACGGTATCTTGCCTATGTTATGAGCAGTCCAAGAGAAGTTAAACACTTGCCCTATTTGCAAATTCCAAGCGGCACGGTTCACGGTTAATTTTATGCGGCACAAGGGCGTTGATTTCTGCCTTAAATCGCGCGCGGCAAGCCGTAGGGCGTTCTCCATAGTATCAATGCCCGCATAGGTTGCGCTATGGCTAATAACGCCTTGTTGCGCCTGTATGCCCGCTAAATCCTGCACGGTAACAGTATCATCACTTGTTTTGCCGCGCGGGTGATAGGTGACGACAACTTCGTTCACGATTTCACCATAGGCAGGGCGTTCAAAACTTTCTAATTGAATGACGTTGTGTTCGTTATAATGCGGCAAATTATTCTTGTCGTAATTCTCGCGCAATAGCTTCAAAGCAAATTGCCCATTATCTTGACGGGTGTATAGCATTCCGTTACAGTGCCCAAGCATTTCATAGATGAAATCTTCTATGGTGCTTTGTGATGCGAGAAGAATACTGGCACCTAATTTTTCAGCATAGAGCGTATTTGCGCAATCCCTGAAAGAATTTTCATCCAGCATATTTGTGGGGTATCCCATACCCCAGTCTGGGTCTGTGAGGGTTTCGTAAATAATGTGCGCTATGTTTGCAGAACCGTCAATATCCGCTTTTTCGGGATACCATTTTGGAATGCGCTTCACAAGGAATGTCCACGGCTTCGGATACGGAGAGTTTGCCGCAACATAGAAGGATTTTAGAATGATGCCGAGCACACCACGGAAAGCAGGGCACGGGGTGCCAACTTTGGATTTAAGATATTCGCTTGGCGGTTGATTGTCTTTTCCGAACCATATTTCAAGGGGTCCAGAAAGGCCACCTTCTTTTTCATCACCGCCAAATAAATCTGGAAGGCTAATGTTACGCTCTATGGTATCATTGATGTCCCCAGTATTGAGAGGTTTTTCACCAACATAAATTTCCTTCAACTGGTCAACAATGCAGCTCACAATAATGTGCATTCCCATGAAGTATTTATAGCCAACCGTCTGTTCTTGGCGAATAGTTTTCTTAGGTCCAAAAAACATCCATCTTCGGCCACCTTTTTGTTCAGTAACCTTTTTGATTTCTTCGGTCTTCAAATCTCCATACCATACAATATTGGTTCCTTTTATATGGTAAGTTCCAAACACTACGGGGATTGGCCGTCCCGGTTCCGCCGTTGAAATTTGCATATCCTTGTTTGCCTGCGCCGCCTGCGGGTTCTGCGGCTTTGGCATCAAGGCATAAGCAATGATTGTGAATACAATAAAAACGAGAAGGTATATTAAAGCCCACATAAAAACCTCTTAGAAAATTTGAGTGCCGCTCACAGGGTTTTTGGGCGGGTAGAATGGTTGACCACCGTAATTATCGGCGTTATGGAATTGTTCATCACAGGTTTTAAGACTGTGATTACAGCCTTGATATACCTTCATTGTTTGTCCTGTATATCCGCGCAAAGGAAGGTTAAGACGTAATTTAGCCCCTTCTTGATACTGGATAAAACGGCGTTCTGTGGTGCCGTCGTATTCATACTCTAAAAAGCCGCCGCCGTAACTCACATTAGGGGCAACAAAGGAAGGGTGCGTGATATTTACCGCATCCAGCACCTGCACACCTGATAACGTCAGGCAAAAATTATCCTTGTTTAAGCGGCACTGGCCGCCGTATAGCACAAGGGGGCAGGTTGTTTGATACCTGCGCCGTAATGCGGGGCGCTTAATGCTGGTAAATACTGGTTCACCCTTTATTTCTGCTTCGTGTTCCGTGAATTTGACGTTAAGGACGCGGCCAATCCATAAGGGTATGGATACCCGTTCCCCTTCGTGATAGCGGAATACTTTAAGCATGATTATTGACGTTGGCGGAGATGCTCTGAAGTTATCAAGGAAAGGAATATTTCTGCTCACAGTAAGTGTAATGGGCGAACGGGCAACATCCTGTCCCTGTTCGACTGCACTGCGCTTGATGTTGTAATGTTTATATAAAATATTATTCGCCATTTTATCTTCATCAGCACTTGTGAAGAAATAACGGTTAATTCCCAACTCGAATTGATATAATTCTATTGGAAACGCGTCAAATTCACTTACTTCCCTAGTTTCATTACTCACGGCTTAATCTCCAAGATGGGGATTTGCACATTGGCAACCCTGTTAGTATTCCACTCTATTGTAACAGAGTCGGAATCCAGGCGATAGTAGCCAAGATAAGAAATTTCTCGAACTGTGGTTGCATCCTTATTTATCGCTCTATCGAGCATCAAATTAACTAGCCCGCCGTAACCTTGCGAGATTGAGTTCACAGTATAGCATTCATAATGGTTATCCATGAACTTGATTGCAATATGCTTGCGTTTATTTGCAAACTGCCGATAACCTTCGTCCTTCACAGTAATAGTGGAGAGTAATTGACCTTCTTGTTTCAATGACAGGTTATTCTCGAATGTTGGCAACCAGAACGGTCTTAATTTACCACAGCGGCGATACAGGAACATTCTGATGTTCCATAGAGGCAACAAACCTTGTGTGAGGAAATTATATGACCTGCGCACATGGGCGTTTTCATTCGGATAAAAATATTCGGGTTCAGATACTTCATAGTCTATTTTTACTTCCTTGCTGCTCACAGTGGAATCTAGCAAAGTTGCGCTTGTTCCTATAATACCCTTCTCGAAGTAAATATCATCTCCTAAAAATTGTTCGGGCACTGGTGCTTGCCAAGCGGCAACGCGGGTTAGATTCCAGTTTGCCTGTAACTGCCCTTTGTAACCATCGGTTGCGCGGGTAAGGCTTGCATTTGCCGCCCTGCCGCCCATTAGGGGGCTTAAATAGGCATGGGGTATATTAGCGGGCAGGGGTTTATCTAAAACCACCGTATCGGCCAAAATTTGCCGAATACCCATTGTTACATAGCGACGGTTACTGTTCCATATCAGGCAGTTTTGCCCTGCCTGTAATTGTGTCCCTGCACCTGATATGGGGACGCGCATGGTGCCGCGCGCTAAATCTCCGCAGAACTGCGCCTCACTCCATAGAGGAACTCCAAACGGCTTTGTGTGCCATCCATAAATCAGGTTTTCACACAGTTGAAGCTCTCGATAAGGAAGCGGGTATTGTGCTTCAAGAGAACAGCGAGGGAATTTTCGCAAGCGGATACGTTGTTCATAACCATCTACTGATTCAAGGATTTCTGTTTTCCATTCTAACGTTTCTTTCATCGGCGCTTCCATACACCACGGAATCAGTACGACGCGAGAACCTGTGACCCGTAAGTCAGTAGAGCCAATAGGGTCATCCCAGTCAAATTCAAACCGCCCATCAATATCAGGCGGTCCGTCTTGCGTTACTACTAACTCGAAGAACGAACTTTCTAGCGGATAATAGGTTTTCGGAAATGTTGCTCCATTGGTTGTTATACCAGGAGCGTCTAAGCCCCTGATAGTTTTTAGCGTCTTATTGTTGAACCAAGCATTCCAAATCTCAACTCGAATAGTCTGCGCACTGGTTAGGTTTCCAACATCAATTTCAGATGGACGAACATGGATACGGTAATAATAGTCAAACTGGAAAGATTGCGCCTGCATTAAGCGCACAGGATAGCCGTTCGGATTATCAAGTGAACGGTACGGTATGAAAGGAAAACCTAAATCCCCCATCAACTTGTAATAGCGAGCCGTCGAGCGCTGTATTTTTTCCGTATTTACGGATTTATCTAACCCCTGCGCTTGGCTTGTAAAGGTTAGATTCCCAGCAGACTGAATAAATTCCATTATGGTTCTTCCCGTATGGCATAGCCTAAGTTACCAGTATAACCATTCTTTTGAAGGTATGGAAATAAAATCCACTTATCATGCCCAAGAGTTATTCTTTCTTCAACTAAGTGATTTTGAATAGAACACCTTCGCAAATGTTTTAACATTCCAAACGACGCTTTACCCAGTGAGTGCGACAAATAAATGTTCATCGGCATTAACACCGTTTGCCAACCGAACGGTGAAGCACTGGCGGATTGTTGCAGATAATCCCACAGGGAACTACACACAGCAATCTGTGAAGTCCCATGTGATGCAAACCACCCTTCATAAGAATTAAAATTGGCGTAAACCACAGTAGAAGAATTTTCCACAGTCCCATTACGCGCAAATGGAAAAATCTCACCTGCATTATAGCTTCCATATGCGTAACCAGAAGATTCTATATATTCTCGGTGCCCTGCGGCAAATGCAAACTCCCCATGTGGAACGCTATCAGTGAATTTTGTAATCACACCAAAGGCCATTAGTTGCCATTTAGAGGGTTGATATTCGAAAACAATATATACTTCATCTGTGTCCTGATACGAAAAAAAATAATACTTACTCACTGCCCCGATAATTTCAGGTGCCACCAATCTTGCTTTACCATAGTGGAGATACGCTCCAGGCTGGTCAAAAAGTTTAGCTGCTCCTGCGATGTTACGGCACGGAACTACTTCTATTTGTGAATCTACGGACGCTAGAACAAGTGCAAAGTTACCTTTCTTCAAGAAGTAATATTTCTTTTGCCCAGTGGTAGAATTTGTGAGCATAGTGTAACCACGAGAGCGTAAGAAATCTACAATCTTCTCTAAGAATACATGAACGTTTATAGCGTTACCCCTTATAATAGCCATTATTCCACCTTCATCACATGAAAATCGTTGATGCCGTTGCGATACCCGTCTTGGAATATCATCCAACGTTGCCCGTTGATGTTGCCGTCGCTATCAGCAGCCAAACCATGCCCAGACACTACTTGGATACCATCTAATTCACCAAGCATAGCAGGAGAACCTAAATAATTACCTCTACAAACTACAACAGGTTCCAAGGCATATCCACCGCCGACGTTTTCATATTTGAAGTTAGATGGTTCTGATTGTAAGCGTATGGGTAATGTGTAAAACGATTTGCCCCACCTGCAAATATTCTGCCAAGTGCCAGCAGGGTCTAAAACATATCCTGAGCTAGCGTAACCTTGCCCATTATCCCAAGACGTTCCCCAAGAACCTCTTATATAGTTCATCGTATAATCACCAGTCTCGGAAAATTTAACCTTACTGTATGCGCAATGCTGGCCGCCCACAAACAAGGGGTAAGGATATTGCAAAGGCGTTGCATAGGGTAGCAGAAAGCCCGCATAGAAACTGTTAAAGTTGGACGACACTTTGAATGTGCCGAATATACGTCGCCCTGTGGCGGATATTACATACTTAGTCGGTCCGTCCCACAAGGGGACGCTTGGAACATAGCGAGGGCAGACTCCTGGTTGTTTCAGCAACGGTTCCGTTGCAGAATATCCAGTCATTCCATAAATAAAGAAACCATTTTCACCACTTTTTGAATCCTTAAAGTGCATATAACCAACAAAGATTTCATCTTGGTTTGCAAGGCCGGGACCCTTTACAATAAACAGATAGGTTGAATTAGAGCGGTTTACGCCCTGCGCGTCTAACATTTTCCAACCTTTGGTAACTAATGAATTAGAATTAGATTTAATATTGTTAAATTTGTAAAATTTATAAGACGTGTTATTGTTAATTGCGAATTCTGAATAACCCATCACATTTGCGAGGTCAAGTGTTATTGTTTGAATGGGTGTAAAATTATTGCCGTCGTTACTACCCAGCAGGTCAAAGGACATTAAATAGTAACGGTCGTCCCCTTGTGAGTTAAATGTAAAGGACATTTTCTTCACAGCAAACGCTTCGTATAATTCAATAACCATCCATGTAGGATTATTCATGTATGCGTCAAATTTTATCCCTTCTTGTTGCGGGTAAAAACCTTCTTCGTGGTTGAAAATATTGCGCGCATCACAATTCTCGCCTAGAAAGTTGTGAGTAACACTTTTCAGGTTGTCAGGAATGTGTCGAAGGCTTTGCCACACCTGTGATGGGCTTTTTGCTTTCAATAAGGAAGAATTTGTTAGTATTTCATGTAACGAGGCCATCACAGCGCGCGCGCCTGTTACTGTGTCTGAATGGAATGCCATAATTAACTCCTAAGACAGAATGCCTTTTACTTGTTGTGCGTTTCGCTCGATAACATTGACAACAACGCGCTCACCTTCTTTGGTGTTCATGTATTCGCCAACCAACCCCTTATCAAGCACGTTGATTATTGTAGTATTACCCTGCACAATTTGTCCAGAATTCTGATAATTATTTGTGTCCCCTTTACGCACTTGTTCAGGTGTGCGCACTTGGACGTGTTCACCAGGACTTGCGCGGAAAGCCACAAGTTGAGAATCTGCTCCTCCTGAACCGCCAACCTTGAAGGAACCACCAGTCATAAAGCCAGTGTTCGCCCCTAAAATCTTGGCTACGTTTAAGGCGGTGCTCACACCAACACTGGCCGCTATTGCATAGTTCATCGGCGGC